AAAGGCTCGATATCTACATGGAGATTAAATTAAGCGACAATCATTACATCGCCTATCGGATGTTATACTTTGAAGATAAAAATGAAGAGGATGTCGCCAGATTTATGGGATATAAGATTTCCCCACAAAAAAGGAAGCTGGGATACAGGCAGGTAAAGAATCTTAAAAAGAAGTTCCTTGAGGTGGCTTTGGAAATTTTACAGGAACACGACATTATAACTGATGGATCTAAGTGAAGAACAAAAAACGTTTTTACGAGAAAACGCTGCCCAAATTCCTGATTTGATTGATTTAACAAGGCAGTGTTTTGAAAACGATACCTTAGACGGTAGATCTCGGGAGGGAAGAGCCGTAAGGAAGTTTTTGGTTGAAAATTCCATAGATTTCCGCACAACCTCCCGCCAACCAACGGAAAATATAGAGTTTACACGCGAACAGCGTGAATTCATTCTCCAGCAAGCCGAAAACGGGCTTTCGTCATTAGAGATTGCGCGGATAGTTTTCCCAGATCGCAGAGTCCCACCCCTGAGCAACGAGCAGCGAGCGGTTTTGGCTGAAATTCGTTCCGTCAATCCTGATATTTTACCTTCCCAAGATAGCGGGGCGTTAAGTTCATACATTGCGCCTAAGTCTTCATCGAGAATCATTAAGAAAATCAATGACGCTACTGGAATGGGCTTAGATGAATCCAAGATTAACAGACAGAAGCAAATTTGCATAGAAAAACTCAAGATCAATCTTTCCAACTCTCGATTTTTGAAAATTATCAATAATTATCTCAACGTGGAGGACCGAGTGCTATTCGAGCATGAGTTCATCCGCTTAACGTGGGATAAACCCGATTTAACGGCGGATGAGATTAATTTGTATTTAAATGTCTGCAAGGAGGTTATTAATTTGGAGGTGATTAGCTCACACCTTAATAAATTGAATGACATGTTCGATGTGGCTGATGAACAGGCTGAGATGTCCATTCGTCTTGCCGAGATCATTAAAGCCAAGAGTTCTGAATACCATCAATGTGAAACGAGGATAGAGAATCTCACGAAAAAGCTACAAGGTGATCGGGGTGAGAGAATGAAGAAGATGCATAGGGAAAATGCTTCGTTTCTTTCTATTGTTCAATTGTTTCAAGAAGAGGAGGAGCGTAAAACGATGCTGGAAATCGCTGAGATGCAAAAACAAATCGTTCGTAAAGAAGCGGACAAGTTAGAGAACATGTCGGAGTGGAAGGCAAGAGTATTAGGCATATCAAAGGATGACACAATTTAAATGCAAGGAATGTGACCAAGAGTATGGGTCATTACGAAGTCTCCATGCACATATCAAAAAACATGATGTGTTGTTAGGTGATTATTACGTTAAGCACTTTCAACGCAAAGATAAACTCACTGGTGAGTTAATACCCTTTAAGAAATACGATCAATACTTCCATACCTCATTCCTAAACGCTTCAAACATGAGGAAGTGGTGCAGGACGGCTCCCAAGGAGGAAGTGGAAGATTTTGTGATTAATTCCATCAAAGATAAGCTCACATCAAAAAACATAAAAGCAGGACCGCCCGCTCTCTACCTAGAGACCTCTGGCTTGCCTGACATGGAGATATGTAAAGAGATATTCGGCAGCTATAACGCTGCCTGTGAAAAGTTTGGTATGTTGCCTATGTTAGCAGGGCAACTACCAAAAGAGTTCGATGACGACTTCTCCCACAGCAACATCCTGATAGATACAAGAGAGCAGCGACCCCTCCCCTTTAAGAACAGTGAGTTGTTGAAGCTGGACGTTGGGGACTATGGCGTTTCTGGAGAACTTTATGATTATACATTTGTAGATCGAAAGTCTTACCAGGATTTTGGTGCCACTGTAACTGGGGGCTACGCTAGATTTGTGAAAGAATTAGAAAGATGCAGAAGTTTGGGATGCTTTTTGTTTATAGTGATAGAGTGTGACTTTGATCAGATATATTGGAAAAATAAGTCGGTATATAAAAAATTCAATTTGGGATACGTCTTACATAGTATGAGAAACATCCAAGCGGAATATTCAGACTGCTGCCAGTTTGTATTTAGCGGGTCACGGGAAGAAAGTGTAAAATTAATACCCAAGGTTCTTGTTCTGGGGCAAAAGCTCTGGAAAGTGGATCTTCAGTATTTTTGGAATAAAAAAATTAAAAAAAATGTCTTGGGAAACAGGAACACAGGAACTCCGCAGAGAGTTCAAGGGTATAAATCAGGAGCTTCTAGAAAAAGAGGGGTATTTGGAAGAAACTGAGGCAAAGATTTTGCTCTATAAGTTTCTGAAAGAAAATCCATCATTTGCTTCTGAACTCTTCACTGGGGTCAAGTTATTCCCCTTTCAACACATGGCTATTAAGGCCATGATGGAGTCTGATTACTTTTTGGGCATCTGGAGCCGTGGAATGTCCAAAAGCTTCTCTACGGCTGTTTTCGCGCTCCTAGACGCCGTTCTACACCAAGGGGTGCATATAGGTATTCTATCGAAGTCGTTTAGGCAATCTAAAATGATTTTTAAGAAAATAGAAGAAATATCAAAAAGCCCTAAGGCTACCTTTTTTTCCCAGTGTATTACCCGCACTTCTAAAATGAATGATGAGTGGGTCATGGAAATTGGTAGGAGTAGTATCCGCGCTCTACCATTGGGTGATGGCGAGAAGCTTAGGGGTTTTCGTTTTCAACGAATGATTATTGATGAGTTGCTTTTAATGCCTGAAAAAATTTATAACGAAGTCATCATGCCGTTCCTTTCCGTTGTGGAAAACCCCACAGAAAGGCAAGAGGTGTATGACTTGGAAACCCAACTCATTGAGACGGGTAAAATGAAGGAGGAAGAGAGGAGGGTGTGGCCCAATAACAAAATTATTGGATTGTCGTCAGCCTCATACAAGTTTGAGTATCTATATAAGATCTATCAACAATATGAAGCTTTGATCCTTAATGAAAACAAGCAGGATGGAGCGCATCGAACCATTATGCACTTTAGCTATGATTGTGCGCCAGAGCAACTCTATGATCAGAACTTAATTAGTCAGGCTCGGTCCACCATGAGCCAATCTCAATTTGATAGGGAATTTGGGGCTATTTTCACAGACGACAGTTCAGGTTACTTCAAGGTGAGCAAAATGGCCGCTTGTACCTTACCCGATGGCGATGGGCAGTGCGTAGAGGTTGTGGGTAACCCCAAGGATGAATACATTTTAGCTTTTGACCCCTCATGGTCGGAAAGCGAGGGTTCCGACGATTTTGCCATTCTCTTAATAAAGCTAAACAAGGATACCCGTAAGGGGGTTGTGGTTCACAGTTACGGGCTGTCAGGAGCCAACCTTAAAACCCATATCAAATATATGGCTTACCTATTAACCCACTTCAATATAGTTGCGGTAGTGGGCGATTACAATGGCGGTGTTCAGTTCATGAATTCCTGTAATGAAAGCGAAGTATTTAAAAATAAAAACTTAAGACTAGAGACTATCGATGCGGAATTAGACAAAGCGCAAGACTATCAGAAAAATATACTTAAGCTAAAAAACCAATATAATAAACTCAATAAAAAATTTGTGTTTTTGCGTAAACCTAGTTCTCAGTGGATTCGTTATGCAAACGAAAGCTTGCAAGCCGCCTTTGATCATAAGAAAATCTTTTTTGCGGGTGCAGCCATGGATGACGACTATAACGCCCAAAGGAAAGCTAGAATCCCCATAAAGGAGTTAAAGTTTATAAGGAATGACCCCAATGATAAAGGGCAGGTAGGAGCGAGGATGATTGACTTTGTGGAGCATCAGAAAGATATGATGGATTTAATTAAGGTGCAGTGCGCCTTGATCCATGTCACAACCTCCCTTCAAGGAACCCAAAGCTTTGACTTACCTCCCAACCTAAGAAAACAAAAGGGTGCGGATAAGGCGCGTAAGGACTCCTATTCAGCCCTAGTGCTGGGCAATTGGATGATGAATGTTTACTATGACATGGAAACACATGAAGGGGAACAGGCACAGTCCACCTTCACTCCAATGTTTATTTCCTAACATTTAAAAGTTGAAAGTTAACTTTGGGGTGTAATATAATCCATATCCAATGGCCAAGAGAAAATATAATAAAAAGTCTGATTACTGGAAAAAATTTGAAAGGGAGGGGCAAGCTTCTTATGTGGTTCCACCAAGCTCTGGTGATATTGTTCCCGATTTATTGGGAGAGCCATTTTACACTTCTGACGCTTCTTATGGTGAAGTGGCTAAGGCTAGAACGAATTTAACCACATCCAATCGTAGCGGCACTCGGACTAATCGCGCCGCTTATGGTAATCCCCATGATAGGTTCTCCAGCATTCGTGTCGGACTACTACCCTATGACTATGCGGCTGATGGGGTTAGCGCTAGGGATGGTATTGAGCTTTGTCAAAAAGCTTATGCAAATGTAGCCATTTTTA